ATATCTCCGGCGACACCCCTCTCTACGCCGACAGCGCCGAGCCGAACCGCATCGAAGAGATCCGGCGCGCCGGGTTCAACGCCCGCCCGGCAGACAAGAGCGTCAAGGACGGGATCGACTTCTGCAAAGCGCAGACGCTGGAGATCCACAGCAGCGCCGCGAACCTGATCCGGGAGATCCGGACATACAAGTACCGCGAGGACCGCAGCGGCCGGGTCTACGACGAGCCGGTCAAGTTCAACGACCACGCGATGGACGCGATGCGCTACGCCGCGTATTCGCATTTTGGACAACGCCGGGATGTCAGTATCCCGAAAGAATGGCTTTCGTTCGGAGGCGCCCGATGAGTCTCGCCGCCTGGATCGCACTGGCATACGGGGCCCTTCTCGCGTTCGCGGTCTTCATCTGTATAATCGGAGGCTAACATGGTAGAAGAACTAACCCCGAAAGAAACCCGCGTTACGCGCGGCACAAAGGCAGAAGGCGAGGTCTCGTTCCAGTCGAGCGGGAACGCCTACGCCGCTCCGAAGATCACACCGGAGACGGCCCGGAACTACTTCGAGCAGAACATCCACCTCGCTACGCAGATCGTCAACCTCCTCCCGCAGGTCTTTCCCGGGGCGCCGGACATCTACGTCGAGGACCGCGACCTGGAGCGCGTCGACGACCTCTCGCGATGGATCGCCCGGACCGCCGAGAGCGTCGGGATCTACCCGAGCATGAAGGCGTCGTGGATCGACACCATGAGCCACGGCTGCAGCGTCAAAAGCGCCGGGTATGTCTTCAGGAACGGGCGATACGAGATCGACGAGATCCGGGATCTGCCGGCGATCTCCTTCCGACAGCCGCCGCGGGACCTCGGTATGTTCACCTCGCCCCCGAACCCCCTGATGCCGGGGGTCGTCTGGGACGTGAAGGAGAAGCGAGTTAGGGTCTTCCAGACCCTCGACGACACGCTCGCCCTGCACGAGCTCAAGAACTTCACGATCATCCGCGACCCGAGCACCCCGTTCCCCGCCGGCCGGGCCTACTGTCTCCCGGCGTATCATATCATCGGCGCCATCGACCACGCCAACAAAGCCGCTGATCAGCAGGTGCACCGGGTCGGCGCCCCGCTCATCTTCCCCCAGATCACCGAGACGATCACGGCGGACCTCAAAAAGTGGGGCGACAACTTCGTCCGCACCTGGGGCAAGGACACCGGGTTCGTCATCCCGCCCGGCGTGGCGTTTCCAGACGTCAAGATCCGGGAGAGCCAGACAGCCGCCGACCGGCTCAAACTCCTCGTCTCCTGGCTGGAGTTCTACTTCAACCCGACAACCGTCCTCCGGTCTGGCGCCGGCACTGTGATCGGGGCCTCGGATAGCGGCGCCATGCGGGTCTGGAACAACTTCATCGGTGGCACGCAGGCGTGGATCGAGGAGCAGTATGAGGCGTTCCTGCAACCGGTCCTGGCGGCGAACGGCTACGACGACCTGAACGTCCGCATCCAGCTCAAGCGCCCGGAACTCGACCGGTCGGAAGTCATCGTGAACCAGCTCCGGGTCGGCATAGAGGGCAGGGCCCTGACCCGCGACGACATCCGGCGCAACCTCTCCGAACTCGACCTCGGCGAACTCACCGACGAGGTCCGGGCGGAACTCGACGCGACCTACGCAGCGGCGCCCGCCACACTCTTTGAGAACCTCGCCGGGTTCACGCGCAAAGAGGGGCGGCGAGTCTCTGCGGCAGAACGCAAGATCATCGCCGCGAACGAGGCGAGCCTCCGGGCGATTGAGCGGATACTAGAGAGGGGAGGTGAATGATGAGATTTAAAGCCACGCTGACCCCGACCAGTGGTCCCGGGAGCACGATCTCGCTCGGAGATACCGAGATCAAGGGGGTGCAGTCTGTGGAGATCAGTGCCGCAGTCCACGACATAACAACCGTCAAGATCGCGGTCATCGGAATAGACGCGATCGTCGAAGGGGACGCCGGGGCAGCCTATGTCGTGGATGCAATGTCGGGCAGACACTACCGTCTTGTGGAGGTAGAGTAATGGCCCGGGGTGAATCTCGCGATTGGGTTGAGATCCATCTCGGCGAACTCGGGGTCGTCGACGGACGTGCGACAGTGCCGTTGACCTGGACCCTTACAGGCGCGTTCTATGCATTCCACGATGCGCTCCTGTACAGCGCCCACAAGTATTATCCGAGGCTCCTGTAGATGCCGACCGACGAGCAGCGCAAAGCCATCGAAGAGGTCCTCGCGGACCGGCAGGAGGCCATCGCCGCCGCCCTCATCGAGGAGGCCGAGACCCTCGTCCCGGTCGCCGTGCAGTCCACGCTCGGCGAACTCCGGCGCATGGTCGCCGACAAGTTCACCCGCCAGATCGTCGAGGGCATCACCAAGGAGCAGGTCGCCGCCTACCGGGCGCAGGTCGCGAAGGGTGGCACCGATATCGTCGAGCGCATTGTCAAAGACCACGGCGACGGTCGCGCCTCCGTCACCACTCGCCGCACGTTCAAGCCGTGGCTCGCCGACATGGCCACGCGTGACCAGGAGGAGATCCTCCGCATCATCGGCGAAGGGCAGCGCGGCGGGATGCATCCTCGCCAGATCGCCCGCGAACTCCGGGGCTACTTCGACGGCACGGAGCATAACGCCGTCACCGCAGCTCGGACGGAGGCGCAGAAACTCCGGACCGACGCCCGGGTTGCGACCTACCTGAAGACCGGGGTCCACTATCTCGAGTACATCGCCGTCGACGACGGCAAGGCCCGGCCCGATCACCTGGCGAGGGACGGCAAGATCTACCCGATCGATAAGGCCCCCTGGCTCGGCGAACCGAACTGCCGGTGCACCCTCATCGACGCCGACTACCGCGTCGAGGAAGAAGGTGCCGGCGTGGAAGAATCTGACAGCATCACCCTAACACCAGAGGAACTCGAAGTATGACTCGCCCACCGACACTCACTGATCGCCAGATCCAGATCATCCGGGAGAACCTCGACCTGTTCCCGGCCGACATCCTGAAACTTCCCGAGTTTGCCGACACTGACGTCACCCGGCACACGATCCGGAACTACCAGCGCCGCCTCAAGAACGCCGCCGTTATCGACGAAGAAGAGGACCTCCTCACCCGCCTGAAACAATATATGAATCGGTATGGCCTCGAATCACGGTTCCACGGTCCGCGAGGCGTCACCGGGTTCATCCGGCACCTGGAAACCAAGATCCATTTACGCGCGATTGAACGCGACAATTCAGAAAATACCGTCTCATAGGTTTCAAAAGGCCTAAAAAAAGGCCACAATTTTTTATATACCGTATGATTGCCAAGCATATTCTATGTCTTGTGGAGAGAAATCCAACGCTTTTGAAAACCTCCACGACGTCACGCTCCAGCGTCTCGACGTGTACCATCGGAACAACGGGGGATACGTGTTCTACGACGCGAAGCACTTCGCGCCGACCGCGGACCGTTGGAACGCGGTCCCGGTGATCTATGTCGAGACGGGGCCGGGGGAGCCCGCAGAACATCCCCGGTTCGAGGACGTGATTACTCGCACCCTTCCCGCGAAGTTCCGCACGGTCGGCAGCGTATCCGCCGCCCATCTGACGGAGACCGGCGAGAAAGTGCTCAAAGGGGCCATCGTGTTCTCGGACCCGGCGATTGCGGCAAAGGCCAACGCGGGCGAACTCTCGCTCTCGACTGGCCTTGCTTCTCCGGAGGCTCCAGACCCCCGGCTACCCGGTGCAACCAGGATCGCCGGTCCGGTGACCCCGAACCATGTTCTCGTGTTCGACCGCGGAGCGTGCCCGAACTGCTATCCGAACGACAGTGGAGCAATGTTCCACAATCTACAGGAACCAGACATGCCTGACGACGAAACCAAGGGACTGCTCAAGACGATTGCCGACGCGCTCACCCGGCGCGAGCCGGCACCCGTACAGCACGTCAACCTGACCGAGTTCGAGAACCTGAAGAAGGAACTCGAAACAGCGAAAGCACAGACCGCAGAACTCGTGAACCTCAAGCAGGAACTTGAGACCCTCAAGGCCGAGAAGGCAACCGCCGAGAAGGACACCAAGTGGAACGCCATGAAGGCAAACCTTCCGGAGGGCTGGCTCGGTGCGAAGGAGCCCGAGACTCGGAAGGAGTTTGAGGCTGACCCCGGCGCATTTGCGCTGAAGGTGGTCGCGTTCAAGAACACGCAGCCGCAGGAGCAGCAGGCCGAGGGCACTGGCGCGACCGGAGGTTCCGGAGACGCGGAAAGCACCGAGGAACAGAAGTTTGCAAACATGGCCGCAGAGGTCGCGAAGGCGACCGGGATCCAGTTTGTGTGAGGTGAGAAAGACATGGCATACGAAGCAGGAGAGTTCTTCCCCGGCGCCCGGGTGCAGAGAGTCACAGCAAGCGCAGATATTGCAAAGGGCGCCGTTGTCACGATCACCCCGGCCGCAGCATCTACCGCAGCGGCCTGTGCTGAAGACGGTGTCGGGCCGTTCGCGGTCGCGATCGAGGCCGTGGCGAACGGCAAGACCGGCCGCGTCGTCACGAAGGGCGAAGTCGCAGTTGACTGTTCCGGGAACTGTTACACCGGTGCGGTCGTGACGGGCAGCGGGGGGAAAGTCAAGGTGTGCGACACCGACCCATCCGGGAACTACATCAAGCCGCTTGGTCGGATGACGGTCGGCGGCGCAGACACCGCCGTGGGCGTCGTCGACCTCGGAGGGTTCTGATATGGGAAACACAGGAATACTCGGTAAGGTCCAGATCGAAGGGGACTGGACGCAGAAACGCCTGATCCTCCCGGTGATCCAGGCAGCGCTCGAACGCACACAGCTTGCGTCGCCCGCTATCGGGCCGACGATGACCTACGCGAAACTCAAGGGCACGATCCCCCTCCTCGGCCCTGTCCCGGTCCAGTCGCAGCTCGACGAGTTCGAGCACGCGGTCGGCGGGGGCGGTAAACCGTCCGGGTTCGACATCGAGGTGCTCAAGGACCGCGTGGTCCTGTACGTTTCGGATGAGGCGGAGATCGAGAGTGATGTCGGGAACCCCATGAGTCTGCAGCAGCAGGCTGCAGCCGGCGCCCTGGCGGCGAACCTGAACAAACTCATCGCCGAGAGACTCGACACGACGCCGCAGACCTACAACACCACCGGCGACCTCGGGAACTGGGCCGCAGCCGGCGCCAAGCCCACGCTCGCCGTCGGCAAGATGGCTGCAGCGATGGGCGTTCATCGGCCGACCGCGCTCGTGATGGGGACGCTCGCGGGTGCGTATTACGTCGATGCGGTCGGGGACAAGGTCGCGATCGCCAACCTCGCCGAATGGCGCGGTGCCACGTCCATCCACCCGACGCTCAACATCCCGGTCTTCATCAGCACTGACATCGACAAACTCGATGACACGAGCGGCAACCGGTTCGTCTTCGGTGTCTGCAACGCGACGCCCGGCGTCGTGACCGTGATCTCGAAGATCAAGGCGCGGCAGTACGACGACCCGAAGCTCGGCGCTCAGGTCTACCAGTACGACATCTGGCGTTCGCCGTTCTCGAACATCCAGCAGACGTCTGGCAAGAACCTCGGCGTGATGCGCGGCTACATGACGGAGAGCTAACCCTCTCTGTTTTGGAGGCACTATGGCCTTCGCACCGTGCAACCGCTACGGGGTTGCTGGCATCATCGATGACGAAGGGCGACACATCGTCGGGAGCGACGTGCTCCACGCCGTGCGGCAGGGGCGGGCGTTCCGGTTCGCTCACCGGTTCACTGTCGTCGCTGGCCGCCTGATCCGGGAACCGAACTACTACGAGGGCTGACCATGTCCGAATCGTTCGCATCCCGATTCATGAGTCCCGATGAGAAGACCGCGATGGTCGCCCGTGACCCGCAGT